AACTAGACTAGGTGGTCAAATTGCGGCTATACCGCAGTTATATGGCAAGACACCAGAGGCTAGAGCTGCTGCTGGTATTGATAGAGATTTTAAACAAGATTTAAGGCAGCAACAGAGAGCAGATAGAAAAGAGCTTAGACAGTTACAGAGAGATCAACTTAGTGGAACTCCTATGGGAAAAGAAAGACAAGAGCTTAGACAGTTACAGAGAGATGAGATGCAAACAGTAAGAAGAGCGCAAAGAAATGTACAAGCTGATACTTTTAAAAATGTACTTGGTAATGTAGATATAAGTACACTTAATTTGAGTAATGAAGCAAAAGCTATATTAGTAGACCCTTTGAACAAAGATAGATTAAGAAATCCAGGGGAGCTAAGTGATAATGAGTTAAACGCATTTACAAGCTCTCTTTCACTTCCTGTGCTTCAAGGTATTAGAGAACTTGTGGGCTTAGAAGTTTCTACACGAGGTAGTAATCCTGATCCGTCAGATGTTTTTTATGAAACAACAATACAAAATCCTTTGTTTTCAATAGACCCTGCTACTGGGTTGCCATTCAATCCAAATCAGGCTCAAATGAATTATGGGTTTGGAGGTGGTCAAATACCTACTTCGCAGTTGTTGTCTCAGAATCCTTCTTATGGTCCAATATATGATCCATTTAACCCAGTTGACTACTTGTTTAATATAAACAGACAATAACCTATGGCAAAGACATTTTACGGATACGCAGAAAGAGAGGCAGGTAGTAATGTTAATTGGTCTCAGATAGGTAGTGAGATTTCAGAGATGTTGAACCAAGAGATAACTCGTAGAGTTGATCTTAAAAATGACATAGACACAGCATCTAGAGAGTATGGTGAAGTACTAGCGAATGCACCAACAGGACAGCATAAGGGTGCTACTGACTTTATTACAGACCTAACCGGCACTGCTATGCAGGCTAGATTAGTTCAAGATCGACTTTTAAAGTCTGGTCAGCTAAAAGTAAAGGACTATCTTCTTATGCGTGAGAATCTAAAATCAGGGACTCAGCAAGTGTTTGATGTGGCTAAAACTTTTCAAGCAGAATATGCACGTAAGACAGAGCGAATGACAAAAAATGAGTCCGCAGCTTACGAAAAGAAATTGTTCGAATTAACTGAGGGGTTTTCAAACTTCAACAACTCAGGTGCGTATATAAACCCAACAAACTACCAAGTAAGTCTAGCTAAAAAAGAAAAGGTACAAACGGCAGATGGTGGTGTTATCTACAAGATGAGTGAGAACCCTTCTGATTTTTTTACAGTGACAGAGCTAAATAATTTTGCAAGTGTAGATGTTGATAAGTTTGATGTTGGTAGTGCAGTTAGTAAGATAGCTAGTGAAATAGGTCAGAGGGTTAATCAGACTTACTCTATGGACCCAAGTAAGAGATCGTTTGTTATTCAAGCAATAAGCGATGCTTCGGGAGAAGTTTATCAAAAGATGTACAGGGATGGTGATTTAACTAAGGATGATATAGATGTTGTCATAAAGTTTCAAGAGCAAATAAAAGCAGAGATTGGAGCTATAACAGGGAATAGTCTTAATGCTCTATCTGTCTATACAGATTCTATGGTAGGATTCAAAGACTTCACTTTTAATGAAAACGAGCAAGGCGATGGTATAGTTTTACTAGAGAAAGATCCTGCTGGTGGATTACCGATGCCTAACTTTAAAAATAAGAAAGGTGAAGAGCTTTTCATTGACATTGAGAAGAACATACTAGATAGAATCAAAGTTCGCTTAGACCAATCAGTTACGGCTACGGGGACTCAGATTAGAGAACCCTCTAAATCAGCCGCTACAAAAGAAACCATAGGATTAGATAAAGTAAAAAATAAGGTATCAAATGCTAAAAGTTTATTCCTATATGACCTAGTATATGGCAATAAAGAACAGAAAGATAAAGCACTAGATGGACTTAGGTCTTACAATAATACAAAAGTGTTAAAGTATGAGTTTATAGATAAGGGAGAAGATGGTGGTCAAACTTTATTTGCAAAAGTACGTGATGATAAATCTGCCGATGGTTTTGCAATGGTTGAGATGATTAATAATTTTAATGATCTTTCTCCTGAAGAGGTAGCTAGGCAGATTATATTTAACCAATTGTCTAATATTTTAGACGAAGGAGATAAAGAGTATTATAATGTTAGTATGGCTGCATTAGGATTTAGCGATGATAAAGCTAAAGAATATAATTTAGATAAAAACATAGTAAACCCTATTTTAGGTTTTACGGTTGAATCGGGAGAAAGTAGGGGTAGATATATTGATTTAGCCGCTAGGGAGGCTGCCACCCAGCAAGGTGCTGTTATTGCAGGTAATACGGTGTTTAATAGAGCGCACAAAAGCACAACTAATTCAGCGGATGCTGCTAATGCAATTAGTACTGCATACCAATCTAAACCAGCGGGGGGGAGGCTGTCTCAGAATCCACTGAACCCTCGAAATATGAAGGTGACTGCTATTAATCAAGATAACTCTGCAAAAATACATGATGACAATACAAACAATGTTTTTGCTAGTAATAACAGTGAACTAATAGAGATAAGTTTAGATCCTCGTGTAGGTCCTTCTTTTGTTATACCTATATATGACAGTTCCTATAAGAGTAAAAAAGCTATACCTCAGATAATGAGTTTCCTTGATCAAAAAATAATAGACCAATTTAGACAGGGTAGTGATTATAAGCCTTTTACATTAGAGGATATTAAACAGTTTATGGGTACGTATAGTGGAAAAAAAGACTACTTTGATGAGTTCCAAATGGGGTATAAAGCAATGTTAGATAAAGGGGGAAGCTCTTTTGTAAATGGTCCTTTAGGTTCAGGTCAAACTAGTGAGAAAGGAGATGACCCTGTTGGTGAAGATGAAGCGGGAGCAGCAGATGAGGTATCAACTCCTAACCCTGGCAATTCTTTGTTTGGTGAAAAAAAAAAGCCAATAAATAGCTCTAGTCAACCACAAAGTAAGCCAGTGCTGCAACCATTAAAAGTGAATATCGGTGATGGTAAGGATTATCAAAGAAGAATGTTGAATTTTGAAAATACAAGAGGAAGTTCGTCAGGTGGTGGTGTTAGCAACTATGGTTTTACTGGTGCTGATATGAAATCTAAGTTTGATAAAGAAAGTGGAACTAAAGAAGAGAAGGCTTTAAAGGTTATTGATAAGCATATTATTGGACAAAATAAATCTACTTTTGAATCAATACTTTATGATTTAGGTATAGATAGGTCAGCTTTTAATGCATTACCTGAAATTGTTAAAGAACAGTTGGTAGATTGGAAGTTTAATACAGGTAGAAGTGTTGCTGATTTAGTGTATATTGCTAGTGATATAGACCCTAATTATACAGGTTTTGTTGCACATAGGGCAAAAGCAAAGACACCATCGGAGATTTCTAGTATTGACATTTCAAAACTAACAAAATCTGCGTTGAGCAAAGCAAGAAAAGAACTGTACGAAGGTAGAATTAAAAGTATGGAGGATATGTTGGCAAGAGGAAGTAAGAAGGTAACAAAGGCTGACATAGACTTTGCAAAACAAGGTTATAATAACAGTCAAAAATATAGACTACAATGAATGAAGAGCGACTAAGGGCATTATATCAACTGTATCTTGATAAAGAAATAATTACAAAAGACGTTGTAACTGAAGAAATGTGGATGAACTCTTCTCCTGAACAGGTAGAGGGGCTATGGAATCTTGGCATTCAAAATGAGTTAATAACAAAAGATGTTGTTCCGCTTGAAATGTACCAAGAGGATTGGGGATTCTCGTCTGTTAAAAAAAAAGAAGATGGCGTTTCCGAGCCGGCAGATGGTATATCGGGTGGTTTAAGTCTTGAGGAAATTGCAATGCCGCAGCCAGAAATGTTTGAAATGCCAAGGGATGAAGCTTTGGCATCTCCTACTATGCAGGTTGAAGAGCAAGTTAGAACGCAGGTTGCAAAGGAAAGGGGCGAAGAAGACAGAAAGCAGACTGAGATTATAAGACAGAAAGAAGTACTAGAAACTGACTTCGATAAAATACAACAAGAGCAACAAGAGCTAGAGACATTTCGGCAAGGTGATGAACTGCAAGCAGATTTAAACCTTATTGATGACAACTTTACTAGTAGAGAAGATGACGAGGTTATAAAGGATGCTACCAATAAGTATGGGAAGTATGGTTTTATATTTGAACGTGCAGGAGTAAAAGGTGGTATGAAAGTAACCACTGTAGATGGATCTAAAGGAATTGAAGTAGACCTATACTTTGACGCAGAATCAAAAGATGCTATAAATTTAAAAAACTTTATAACGGCAAACGCTACAATGCCTGAAGAAGTTAAGGATGATGACTATATAAATAAATCGTTTAAGGTCAAGGCATCAAGAAACTCAAAACTTTTCAACGAAGATGGTAGTGTATCTACTGTTAGAATGGCTAGTTCTGACAACATTGCTTTTCCTACAGTATTTCCTAAAAACCAATATAAACAAACAAGTAATCCAGAGGATTGGATTGTATTCGATATAAACAAAGAAGAGGATTTTGAAAAGGCAATAGCTTTGGCTAAAGAAAGAGGAGAAATATACGAATTTAAAACACCTGAAGAGGCTGATGACTTTGCTTTAGGTGGCTGGAAGGATGTAAGTATATCTGATATTGAGGGGAAGAAGTTCTTCGAAGAAAAAGGTCTTGATTATGAGAAAATAATGGGTGCTGAGAAAAGACTTGTAGAGGTTCAAGACGAGATAAATTTTATACAGAAAGAGATGGGTATGGGGCAGGCTCGTTATAATGTTATGACGGGAGAGATGGAAGGAGAATACAAACCATCGGAGGAAAAGATTAAGTCTAGACCTGATATATTCTTACCTAATGGTCGTATAAGAACCGATGTTACAAAAAAATTAGAAGAGCTAAATAAAGAGGCAGACGAGTTAGTGAATGTTGTTAGAACAGATAGTGATGTGTCTAGGGCTATAGAGGACTATAACTTACTTCTTCAAAAGAAATTTGAAACCAAGGTACAAGAATCAATTACTCAAAATGCTAAAATAGAAAAAGAGCAAACCAAGTTAGAAAAGTCATTTGAAAATGCATTTAATATGACATATGATGAGTTTGTAAGCAAAAAGAAGAAGCCAAAAACACCGAATGAGTCTGAGTTTTTTGAAGCCCAAACAGAAGCAAGAAGGGCTTTAACTGATGCAAGAATAAAAGCCGCTGATAATTACTTCATGGGTAAGACGTACTATGATGACAAGACTAGGAAGTACATACAAAAGGACTTTTCAGAGAATCTTGAGGCTTGGACGGCTACCTTTAACGATGGCTACGAAACTGGAAACGCAGCATCTGTATTGTTGCCTCTGATGTTGGGGATGGACATAAATAAAAAGCATAGTGCCGAAGACATAGCTAAGTACATGAACAACATGAGCCAAACGCAAGGTAGGGCTTACACTAGGTATACTAATGCTATTAGAGGTCAAGAAAAACTTAATGCATTCTTGAGTGATCCAGTTGAAATAATCACATCGTTAGCAGCTAACTCGCTTGGTATGCTACTCCCTTTGGGCTATGAGGTTTTTACCGACCCGAAGCTTCTACTTGCTGCTGCCGCACCTGGTGCTGCCTATGGTTTTGCTAGAGGAGGTGTAAAAGGTGCTGCAGTTGGGGCTGTGTCTAGTACGGTGGCTGCTGTTCAAGCATCATTAGAGTACACCAACTCAATACTAGACGTAGCTAATGAAAGAGGCTTTAATATGGCGGACGAAAGTCAAGCATTAAAGGCTTTGCAAGATGAAACGATTATTGAAGAAGGTGCTAACACAGGATATAAGCGAGCTGCTGCCATATTTGGAGCTGAATTTATTTTAGGTCAATTTGCTGGTAAGATATTTAAAGTATCAAGGACTTCTAATGCTATTAAAAAAGCAACGGCACAGATTGCTGAGAGGTCTATATACGATCCGATTACAGAGGGGATTGGTGAGCTGTCTGCACAGATAGCAGCGGGGCAAGAAATCAACATGAATGAGATACTAGACGAAGTAGGGGGTGGTTTAGGTGGAAAGGTTCAGAATGCAGCTATTAATATATTTACGTCATCTGATAGACTCTCAAAAATAAATTTAGCATACCAACTGACAGATAGAGATATACTCGCAATTGAGAGAGGTAGCTTTGAGCAGATATCTAATTGGACTAGCCGAATGCAAAGGTTAGGTCAGATAGATGAATCGGTTGCAAATACTATACAAGAGAACTTAGCACTAAGGAAAGAAGCTAAGGACTTGCTTTCTTTGTCGGATAGTAAGAAGAATGACAAGGTTCTTATTAGGACAATGAACTTGTTGAAGGCACAGAAAACTCTTGGCAAAAGTGAGAACTCACGAAAGATATATAAAGAAGAACTTTCTTCAATAGAAAGTGAGCTGTCATACATGGTCAAGAACGGAGACTTAGCCCCAAGTGAAAGTATGACAGATATTAAGAACATCAAAGATGAAGCAGGTAATATTGTATCACTAGCACCTGAAGTGAAGTCATACTCTATCAATGGCAGAAAGTACACTAAGAAGGATTTCAACAGAAAGATTAATCAGATGTCTGAAGAGAAAAGAAAGAAGGCATCTTTCAAGATAATTAACGATCAAGAGTTTAAAGAAGAAATAAACAATCAGTATGGTATCGTGCCTACATCTATTAGTGATGTTGTTTCCGAAGAAGTGGCGGATGTTGATGCCATAGGCACAGAGAGGTATGATAACATGGATGAAGTGCCTACAGAGATACAAGAGGCGGCTACTGTTGTTGAAGAGACTGAGGATGGTAAGTACAGAATCGGTGAAGAAGTATTCGATGAAATACCACCAGATGTTATGGATGGAGATGCTGTGATCACACAGAAGCAAGATGGTACTGTTGATGTCCAATATAAAGAGAGTAAGTTCGTCCTTGAGGATAAGCCCCTAACAGAGGTTTATGATACAAGGGAGGCTATACCTCAGACTATACAAGATGCTGCCTCTACGCAAATCGTAGAGAACGATGAGGGTAAATTTGAGGTCACATATAAGGAATCAGAGGTGATTGGTCAGGTATTAGGTGAGCAGAAAGGAAGACCAATGGGGACAGAAGAGTCTACAGCCGAAAGAGACGATATAGAAAGAAGAAGAAAAGAGGCACTTGAAGCTTTACCATTTGATGAATTAACTCAAATGAAGCTAGATGCTTATAAAGAAAAAGACCAAACTAGATATATAAAAGAATTAATTAATGCTGCTAATAAGTCAATAGAAGGTAGAAAGTTAGTAGATGAATTTAATGAAGAGTTAGCCACTTTAGAGTCTAAACAAAAACAAGACGCTCAACTACAGCTCGACACAGAGGTGGATACCAAGGAACGAAAGAGAGAACTTACAGACCAGGCAAAAAGACAGATGGAGGAAATGACTCCAGAGCAGTCTAATGAGGTCGATGCAGTCGAGGAGGGTAAGACGATACCTATAGAAGTAAAAGAGAACAGTAAGCTTGCAAATAAGCTAAAGAAAGTTGGTCTAGACTTCTTAATTGGCAAGAAGATAAATCTAGTCATGGCTGATCAGTTAAAGGTTGACAAGAAAAGGATGGGTGGTCCTTTCTTTCCACTTATTGATAAGCTATTTGGTAAGATTGCTTGGGCTTCTATGGATAAAAAAGCAGCGGGGTCAATCATAAATGGTGCAATGCAATCGGATTATTCTGTTGTGTATAACATGAATCCAGATGCTATTGATTCAAATAGTATTATGGGGGAAACCCTGATTGAACTTCTCTCCGAGTTAGATCCCAAGGAACAGCAAGCTATATTCTCTCAGATGAAAGAGAATATATTAGCTAGTAAGTCAAAGGACTTTAAGGACATAATTGCTGTGTTTAAAAAGGCAAAGAATCTAAAAGAAGCTTTTGATGGCTTGCAAGACTTGTCTGTGGATGAAAGAGCTGCATTAATTAAAAAAGTAATACCATCCAGAGAGGTAGAAGCTGGAACGCCAATAGGAAGATCTCTTCAAAAAAATGGTATAACGATTGAGAAACTAAGAGAGATAAACTCTGAGCAATTCGTTGCTGACTTACCTGCCGGGTCATTAACAATGATACTAGAGGTAAAAGACAAAGATGGAAACAGAGTCAAAGACCTATACGATGAAATAAACAGGAAGTATGACAACAAGGAGATAAACCCTGAGACAGGAAGGAGATACACAAAGAAGGATGTAGATAATGAGATAAAGAGAATTAAAGAAGAAGCCACCGTAACACCTGAGCAACAGAAAGCGGAAGGTCTTCCCTCACATCCCAACTATGACATGTATATAAGAGGTGAGGCTGTAGCAATGCTCAATGAGACCACTCCTTTTTGGAATGTTATAAAGGATGCCGCTGAGAGGATAGAGAAGGGAATTGTTGGTATAATAAAGGCAAGAACTGGAAATGTAAAAGAGGGAGTGTCAAAAGTCGAGCAAAGTCTTTTTGAAAAACTAACCGAAGCAAAGAAGAAGGAATATAGCAAGGATGATAAGAAAGATATAATCCGTGATGTTCTTAAAAAGGAGGCTAAGAAGATAACATTAAAGGACGAAAATGGTAAGTCAGTAAAAGCTGATGTTATTAGTAAGCTCAAAGAGGCTTTGGATCAGACATCAAAAGATAAAGTAAATAATGTTATAAATGAAGCATTAACCCCTTTTGCAGAGACAAGAGATAAGACAGCCAAAGAGTCTAGGTCCAACGAAATGCGATCAGCAATGATGTCTGCTTCTGATCCAAAAAGCGTTGACACTCCGTCTAAGACAAGGTATCAGATTTTTATTGAGAAGTTGTCTCAAGCGTTCCCTAGCGTTCAAATTGTAACATCTCAGAAAGAGTTTGATGCGTTGTTGAGAGAATTAAATGCAAAGGCATTAGCTACTAAGGACCAAAAGATATATGGTGCTGTATATGATGGGAAGCTATACCTGAACCCATCACTAGAAAACTTCAACACACCAATACATGAGTTTGGTCACATATGGCTAAATACTGTAAAAGAGCTAAGACGTGATTTATATGACAAAGGCATAAGCCTTATAAAAGACTCTGACTATCTTACTCAGATAAAGAACAATAAAGAATACAAGCGAGTTACCGACCAAATGAGAAAGGAAGGTATAAGCGAAGAAGAGATAAACCAGTATCTACTTGAAGAGGCTCTAGCTACTGCTATTGGTGATAAGGGTGAATCATTTGCTACCGCTGCACAAGAACGAAACTTCAAAGGGTGGCTTACTGACTTGTTTAATTTTGTCAAAAAGCTTACTGGTATATCTAAACTATCGGCTGATCAAGTTCAAAACATGACCCTTGATGAGTTTCTTCAGGGTGTTGTTGTTGACTTATTGTCAGAGAACAAGCTATTTAAAGATGCTGAGGCAAACAGTATATCTAATCAACTGCAACTAATGACATCCGATGGATCTAAGATGTCAATGGATGATATAATATCTAAGATGAGACAAGAAGGTTTCGCAGATGAAGGTATTAAAGGATATCTAAAGAACCAAGGTTATAAGGCTGAGGAGATTAATCAAGCAATGGCTATATCGATTGATATGAACACACCACTGCCAGATGCATTTAAAAATGTATTCGGTGGTGCTAAGGTTGGTATATCAATGTTTAATGATATAAAGAAAGACTTAGATAGTTGGGTTAGGTCTAGATGGGGTAAGGGTAAGTCATTTTTAGAGTATAGGAAGAAGGCAATGGAATTATTGATGGATCACCCAGCTTTTGATAGCCAAACTAAAATTAACCAAGACAAGCTAATAGCTGCAATGGATGTTGTCATTGGTAGAAAGCCAGTGAAGGACGTTAATGCTCCTATTAAATCAATAAAGGATACTGTAAATCTTCTAAAGAATAGTAACTGGAAGGGTGACACCAAAAAAGCTAAACGTAGTTTTGGTCTTGCATTGAGACCATTGGAGGGTGTTAAAACTCATGCAAAGAATGTTGCTAAAATAAAGAAGCTCATCAAAGGCATGAATGACAACAACATGGTGACCCAAGTTGAACAGATTAATACTATCCTTAATGAAATAATTAGCGAGAATAAAAAGAAAAAAATAGAGATGGATAGAAATATCTCATCTTTAAGAAAAAATATCAGCTCATACGAGAAGGGTAAAAAAGATTCTAAACAGAAGCTTAAAGAAATAATTAAAACAGCTAATCAATTAATATCAGATGTTGATGTACCTAACAAAAAAGAGCTTAGGGCGATAATTAATTCAATAAAAAAGGGTGTTACAAACCAAGGGTTAGATACTCTTGTGGGGGCTTTGAATGATATACAAAACAAGAGAATATTTGAAGCTGAGAAAACACAAAAATTAACCGATCAAATAAGTTCTTTAAAAGAAAAGGTAAAAGAAAACAAGAAACAAGCTAGAGACCTAAAAGATATCAAGCTAAAGGTTACTAGAGAAATAAAGAGAGCTACAAATGCACTAAGAGCCTTGGGTGTAGAGAAGTATAGCTATGCTTCAGTGCAGCGTTTGATTTACAAAGTAAACAACGCAAATATAGACAACATTGATACAGTCCTTTCTGCCATAGCTAATGAGTTTGCAAATATAGAGAAAAAGGAAAAGGTCAATAAAATAAAAGCCATAAAGAAAAAAATAAAGGACTATGCTAAAGTGGCAAAGACTAGATCAGGTAGAAGGACATCAAAGGGTAGGATAGATGCTGAGGGTGTTAAATTCTTTCAAGATGTAAATAAATTAATGAAGGTGTTAGATTCTGTAAGGGAGGAATTAGGCGAAGAGATGTTGGATGCAATAAACACTATTATTGATTTGACTCAAGCTATGGGTAAGGAGCAGAGAGATGTATACCTAGAGGCGTTGGAGATTAACGAAAAAGCAAGGAAAGCAATAACGAGTGCTATTGATATAATAGAAAACTCGAATGATGTTGTAGCTGCTCTTCCTGAGCTTCTTCGTGGCATGGATAATATGTCCTTAGAGGAGTTGATTGAGCTTGAGCGAGACATTGATGTAAATAAGAACAATTTTGCAAGAAGCCTCGCAAATAAGAAAGCCTTAGAGAAAGAGGCTTTTGAAAAGAAAAGGGAAGAGGTTGTTGATCAGCTAAAAGCAGAGTTTGAATATTTCTTCATAGAGAATGATGAAGGTGAATTGGTAATGAAAAGCCAAAGTAGATTAGATAAGGAAGAAAAAAATCAACTAGATGAAAAAAGGAATAAAATAAAAGATGGTCTAAAAGGATTGAGTAATAGGTTGCAAAACCCTGCGTCTTTGTTTAAAGGTGGACATATAAACTACTTAGCTCATTTAGGTACAATATGTAGTGTATTAGATAACGTACCTGCGGGAATGAAGTTCTTTACTGAGAATGTATACAAGGCTTTGAATAAAAGTTATCAGTCATACTTATTAGGGAAAGAAGCACAACTAGAGAACTTAAATATATTAGCTGCATCTATAAACCCTAACTACAAGTACAAAGACATAAAGAGACTAATAGCTAAGACCCAAAAGAAGAAGGGAGAGCTTGAGTTGAATGCAGTAATTATTGATAAAAAAACAGAGAAATCTGTGTACTTTACAACTGATGCAGCGATGAGGTTGTATGCACTGTCTAAGAATCCAATACAGCGTCAGAAACTAATTGATATGGGTGTTAATATTAATCAGGTTGAAAACTACTTAGGTGGTGAGCTTATGGCTTTTTCTGATTTGGTAGTTAATTATTTAAGTACAAAAGAGTTCGATAGTTTAAATGCTGTGTATAAAGATGTAAATAATGTACCTCTTCGAAAAACAGAGAACTACTTCCCTGTTAAGACAGAAAGTGGTGCAGCTATTGCTTCTAATATAAAAGCAGATGCATCTGGTGATTTTAGTGCCGGATTTAATGCTCAGTATCAAGGTTTTTTAAGAGACAGAACGAACTTAAAAGATCCTATTAAATTAAATGATGGTTTTTTGACATTTACAAAAGAGCTTGAGGCTCATTTAGACCAATCTGAGAGGTATAAAGCATATGCGAAAACAGCAAAAAATATCAACAAAATATTTAACATACCAGAAGTAGCAAAGCTTCTTAGATTCACAAAGCTTAGAGACCTTGTTAATACATTGATAAGTAACGACATAGCTCCTCCTGTGTCTAAAATGAGTTCAATTGGTAGGTTTATATATTCAACTGTTATACGTAAGATAATAGGATTTAAACCAATACAGCTATTTAAGCAGTACACATCTTCAATATTATCATTTCCTGAGTACAATATAAAGTACACAGAGAATTTACCTGGTATAATAAAGTACCCTGTAAACGCTGTTCCTTTCGTTATAGCCCAAGCATTAAACCTTCCTTTTTTAAGTCCTTTATCGTATTATAATATGTATAAAGCTTACAAGATGTCTCCTTTATTTAGGGCTAGGGTAAATAGGTATTTTTCAAAAGCTGGCTATTCAGCTATGGAAACCACCCTTACAGAACAACAGGCTACTAATAAAATAATGACTGCCTATAATCTGCTTACAAAAGTAGCAGGTTCATTTACATTCCTAGGAGATATAGCGGGTGTTATGGGGTATATGCCTGTTTATAATCAAGATATACGTAATGGAATGGATCCTGAAAAAGCGTTAGATAAGTTTGAGGACTATAATAAAACGCAGCAAACGCAACGTAACACTGAAATAAACCTAATACAGACAAAGGCAAAGGATAGTTTTGTTTGGGGTATGCTAGGTGTTTTTCAGTCTAGTTTGTTCTTATTGCAAAACGTAGCTTACTCATCAGCTAACAATATGCTAAAAACTATTAAAAATGCCAAGGGTAAAGACAAGGTTGGTGCAACACTAAAAGCATTTACAGAAAGAGATGCTATGAGATTATATTTTTCAGCAGGTGTTTCTTTAGCGTTGTTTAATGCGACAACATTTATAAGTAAATATCTATGGGGTAATGAAGATGATGAAGAAGATTTTTGGGACAGCGTGAAAATGGCTCCTTTGGGTATAGCATATGCTATACCTATCGTGGGTACAATTTTAGAATCGTTCACATCAGACTATGATGTAACCGAGGGTTTTAACCCTATTAATTTAATAGTAAAAGATGCAATGAAGAGCTTTATTAAAAAAGAACCTAAAGGCATTATTGATAAAATAAACATATTTAGTGATAAAGAAGATTATACTCGTACTCAATTTTTCCTTGAGTATGGCTTGGGTATAAATACAGACTTTTTTATTGGTATTTTAAATCTAAATAACTCAGAAGATAAATACTGGTATGACAGAAGGGGTATTACTAAATATGCTAGACCTAAAGAAAGTGATAAGTATATAGATATTGATTTATTTGGTGAAGAATAATAACTATGGCAGGAAAAACAATGAAGTACTACAAGTCTGCAAAGGGTAAGGCATCTTACAAGAAGAAGCTGAAGCAGGACGTAAAGAGAAGCACAACTAAGATGGGTCTCAAGAAGAGAGCTGAGTTGAAACGCATTAGACGTAAAGCAGCTAAGAAGGGGCTTAAAATAAAAGGTAAGGACTATGATCATGCGACTGGGCGATTTGTTAAACCATCAGTAAACAGAGGTCGCAAAGGAGAAGGAGGACGCAAATAAGAAAAAATTATCTTTAATGTGTTAAAAAGAAATAAAAAAATTCTTAATTTTCCGAAAAATTATATACAATGAAACAAACAGTAACTTACCACGAAATTACTCAGAAACTGAGAGATTTTTTTTTATCTAAAGGCTACATAGAAGTACCTTCACAAAGTAGAAAATCAATTTTAGCAGCATGTGAGAACCCTCATTCTGTTGCAACGTTTGAATATGATGGACTTGTCTGGGCATTGCCACAGACAGGACAGATGTGGCTAGAGTATGAGCTACTAAAGAATCCTCATTGGAAAGGATGCTTCTGTGTTTCTACATCCTATAGAAATGAAAAGGATCCCATACCAGGGAGACATGAAAAGATTTTTCCAATGTTTGAGTTTGAGTCAAAGGGAGACTTTGATGAGCTTAGAAAGCTAAATGTTGAGATTGTTGAGTACTTAGGTTTTGATACACCTAAACAGCTCGACTACAATACAACAAGTGAGAGATATGCCGCTCCTATTTTAGAAGATGAGCATGAAGCTAGAATGTGGCAAGAGGTGGGTCATTCAATATCATTAGAAACATTTCCTATTAGGACATCTCCGTTTTGGAATATGAGATACATAGGTGATGGAAAATTCAACAAGTGTGATATCATTCTATACGGACAGGAAACGTTTGGTACTGCTGAACGCAGTTGTAATCCTAAAGAGATGAGAGACTTTTTCTATACCATTATGGATGGTACATATGCTGAGAAACTATTTGAATTATTTGGTAAAGAAAGAGTAGAGGCAGAGCTAGAAGAGTTCTTGTCTTATAAATTTTTCCCACGATTCGGGGGTGGTATAGGTCTAACAAGATTAGGCAGAGCATGGGAGATGCTTGCGAAAGAAAAAGAAAAGGTAGGATGAGAAATGTAAATCTACCTAAAGCAAGGGTGTATGTAAGAAAAGATGCATGGGGTGGTCCAGATAATGAGTGGGAGAAGGCATGGCTAGTCTCTGTAAGGGCATTGAGAAACCGACCACTGTGCTTTCAAGTTTGGGTGGATGATTATGCTGCCTGCTACGATAAAGTGCCACCACACTGTATTTATTGGTTTGAGCCAGAGAGCGAACATAAACCCTTGCCTCTTCATAAAATACAGATGTGGGAGTGCTTGTCCGGTGACATTGAGTTATTTGTAAAAGCACAGCTACAAGACGTACCTATGGTTGTAAACATGGGTGGTGGTAAAATCGCTCAAGGACACTATTGGTTTACGTTAGATTGCATGCCTGAGAAGCAAGGTCTAGGTTACATGGATGTGGGTGACTCTGAGCTATTAGAGGAACATAAAGAGATGAATGTTGTCAAGCTCACGAATGGTCAGATAGCAGTCTATCCTAACAATAGGTTAAAATGGTGTCCGATGTCACTAGTCACAGAGGATGCTATCAAGAAGATTCCTGATTGGAAGGTTGCTGAGAATGCTCAGTGGGACGATTGGTGGCTTGACTCGGAGGAGCTTCTGGGGGATGCTGATTGGGCTTACTAAGGTAGTGCCTAATTATTACATATGGTATGCAGAAATAGGGAGCCAGCACAAAAAGCCATACTATAGCTATGAATATCATTCTCATATTTATTTGGTTAGGTCGTATTCATAAACACATGCTTTGTTTTTTTTAAGAGCCTTCTTAATAGGACTTCTATACAAAACTTTACTTGATTTAACCAAATACATATAAGCATTGTTTTCGCCCATAACCACAAAGCATATAAATCCTATTTTGTTTTTTATAATTGGATCGTTTTTTTGAAACAACCAAGAGACAGGGTATTTATCATTTTTCTTGTGGCTTTTTACATGTATTTCCTTTTCTTTTACGTATAAATCGCATTCATATGATTTATGCACGGATTTATATATATTTAAATCTGGAGAGCTTGGGTATTTTCCTGCTTCGAATAGATAGTTATAAACCATAAACTCTGCAATTTTACCATTATATATGTCTTTTTTTATTTTATCTCTATTGCTTTGCATTCTACTTTTGTATTCATCAATTGATGAATCTACACTATACTCAGCAAACAGTTTACATTGTCTTTCTTGATACTCTGTTATTTTATTTAATTTTATTCTCATACAAACTTTGTAAACCTAGCTATTTGTCCCTCTACAGGGTGGTGAAGAAATGATTCCATTGCTTTTGGGCTATCGTAACCAAACTTATGATGGTAGCTATCCGTTCCCGATATTGATCGTAGGTACTGTACTTGTACCTTGTCTTGTATATCTTTCTCACTGCCACGTATCATCATTACATCAGCCTGATCCTTACCTATTATCTTATTGTCTTGTTTTCTGATATGGTGGTGTAAGTGTCCAAGATACCAATATCCAAACTTAGACTTCGACCATGCATTCTTACATTCTCGTTTCATTAGGTCCACAAGGACATTATCTTTAGCTCCATCGCCATGGCTAAAGCCTAGAAGATTTAGACCATACTGTACGTACTTACGATGCGATGGTGACGTATTGAATGTAATGTTGGTGTTGTTAGTGTAGTATGCTTCAAGTGCCTTACTAAAATACCACCCTGCGTGGTAGTCGTGGTTACTCATACAGTGGATGTACATCACATCAGCTTTCTGTAGTAGTAGGTTGATCATATCTATGTATGCAGTAAAGGCTGTATTGAACATATCATAGAACATACCCGATGTATCCTGTGGCGTTCCCTTTGTTGTGCTGTTGGACATATCTGTATGTAAGACATCATTTCCCCCTACTATAATTATTTTGTCGATAGGAAGCCCATCTACGTACTTCATTAAACCATTTACGCCTAGTTTAAATTTTTCTTTAGTCAACTCTAAATTATATTCAGATCCTGTCTCGTATGCTCTGGCTAGTTTTCCAAAGTGTGAGTCGGTTGGAGATATGCAATATAATAATGAGTTGTCTACTGGCGGTCTATCTATCTTATCAAACTTAGGAGCATAGTCCTTAATTGATAGTATTAAACCATCAGTTAGTTCGTTAAAATCAA